CGTTTCGCCACGGTGCCATGATCTTCGGCGCGGTCGGCTTCGTCGCCGGGTGGCTGCTGTGACCAAGCTTCGCATCCTGGACCTGTTCAGCGGCATCGGCGGTTTCTCCCTCGGGCTGGAATGCACGGGCGGTTTTGAGACCGTCGCCTTCTGCGAAATCGAACCGTTCCCCCGCCGCGTCTTGGCGAAACATTGGCCAGAGGTGCCTTGCTATGACGATGTGCGAACCCTCGACGGGGCCAGCTGCGGCCGCATCGACATCATTACAGCCGGTTTCCCCTGTCAGGACATCAGCCTGTCCGGTCGGGGTGAGGGCATCTATGGAGATCGCTCAGGCCTATGGTCCGAGGTCGCCCGTTTGGTTGGCGAACTTCGACCCGCTTTCGTGTTGCTGGAAAACTCGCCAGCACTCCTTATTCGAGGATTTGAAGTCGTCCTCTCCGATTTGGCCGCGCTCGGGTATGACGCGCAATGGCATTGCATACCAGCTGCCTACGTTGGCGCCGCACATCTCCGCGACAGAATATGGATTGTGGCCTACCCCATGCAAATCGGGGGCATCGCCCCGGCAGTCAGGGACCTGGACTGGACGCTTCTTTATCAAGCCGAATGGCCAGAAATCGCAGACGCGACTGGTGGACATGCTTCGTGGGCGCCCGAACCCGGAGTTTCTAGAGTGGCTAATGGGCTTCCCAACATCGTGGACCGCCGTTCCAGCCTTGGCAACGCCGTAGTCCCGCAAATCCCTGAACTGATTGGCCGCGCCATTCTAGCCGCGAGGGCCGCAGCATGACCCATTCCCATTCCGCCGCGCCGCCATCCCCGGCAGGCGGGATCAGCAGCGGGGGCCGGGGAGGTTGCCCCCGCTGCAACCATCCGCTGCCAGACGCGGGACTGTCTGGCACCGTTGGCGTCTCCTCCTACCGCTTCGGCGGCAACTACCCCGGCGGCTTCGGTCGTCGGGGGCTTTCCCCGAAAGGCCGATAAAATGCTGATCCTCGGAATAGACCCCGGCAGAACCGGCGCGCTGGCGCTGCTGGACACCAGCGACAACCGCGTGACCTGCACCGACATGCCCGACACCACGGCGGGGCTTGCCGATTTCATCCTGGCGCTGCCCGCCGTTGAATTCTGCACAATCGAAAAGCCGTTCTATCCGCAGGTGATCGGCATAACCAACGCCACCAAGATTGCCGAAGCCTACGGGGCGTTGAAAGCCTGCCTGCATTGGGGCGGCATCCCGACGCGCGAAGTCCGCCCGTCCGAATGGAAAGCCGCGCTTGGCCTTAGCACAAGTAAAGCCGCAAGCCGCGAAAAAGCCGGGATGCTTTTTCCCGACGACGCGGGGCAATGGAAGCGCGCCAAAGACGACGGCCGCGCCGAAGCCGCGCTGATCGCGTGGCACGGATACGGATCGCGGGGGAAAGCATGACCAGCTTTGCAATCGACACCGGCGCGGACTTCGATCGGCCGCAATTCGGAAAGATCAACTATTGCGAAGCCGTCCTGGACGCGGCGCGCGACAGCGTTGCCCACGACGCAACCCAAGATCAAATCGACGAGGCACTGGCGAAGCAAATCGTCAAAGACCTCATCGCACCCAAAACGTCAAAGACCGTGCGCGCGCACTTCATCCGCTATTGGCCCCTCATTGCGCCAATGGCCGCAACCGCGCCCGCCAGCTTCGACTTCGTAATTCAAGAATTCGCCGAACGTCTCTCCGACCTCGGCTAATCCGCGCCCTGCGGCTCAGGGCAACCCCGCGCGAATTCAGCGCAATCGAAAGGCTATCATCATGTTTGCAATCGACACAGGCGAAACAGGCGGCTCCCAAGGCCCGTGGATTTCTTGGACCAGCAACGGCAGCGCCGAAAAGGCGTTCGCCCCCCGGTCGTGGGTGCTGCGCGACAAGGACGACCTCGGCAACAAGTCGGAGGTGGTCGTGCCCGCCTTCGCCAACGGCTGCGTGGTCGATCTGGACACGCTGAAACTTGGCTGGGAAAAGGACGGCGCGAAGGGCATGGCCCCGGAACGTCGCTGGAACCCGTCAATCTCGCAATCAACCCCGCGCCCGGATGAAAGCAAAAAGATTTCGGGCTCTTACGCGTGGTCGAAGGCTCTGTCGGTGCGGTGCGCCATCGGCGGCGGCAATGCGGCAACCTGGGAGCAGGGCAGCTTCGCGGCCTACGAGGGCTTCACCAAGCTGTCAAAGCAGATCGTGGCGGAATGGGCGGCCCACAGCCAGAACGGCGCGCTGTTGCCGCTGGTCCAGATGACCGGCGTTGAAAAGCGCGAACTGTCGAACGGTTCCGCGAATATCCCGATCCTGACCGTCACCAAGTGGGTGCCGCGCCCCGACTGCCTGAAAGCCGCGCCGCCGGTCATCGCCACCGAAGCCGCCCCGCAGCCGGTGCAAGCCGCAAAGCCCGCACCGGCCCCGGTCGCAGCAATGGCAGACGACGCTTTCTGAGGGCCGCGCCAGCCATGACAACCGCCCGCGCGTTACGGCGCGCGGGCAACCCATAACAAGAACACAGGCAGGCGGACAGCGTGTTGCAAGAGCAAATTTCACCACAGCCAAACCTTTCCGCCATCCGGGCCGATCTGGAATTCATGACCCGCCGCTGGTCGGAACTGGACGAAAAGGCTTGGATCGAAATCCGCGCCTTCGACGAATTCGGAACGCCGCAAATCGGGCGGTTCCTGCCAACATGGCTCGACGGGGCCGTCGATTGGATCAGCGACATGAACCGGCGCGAGCGTAACTGCTACGCCGTCCGCAACCCCGTCAAGGATACCGTGGGCAAAGCCGCAACCGATGCGGACATCATCGCCGCCTTCTACCTATGGGCCGACTGCGACGAAGGCCACGCCGCCGCGAACGTCAG